TTGCCCGATCAAAGTGGGAGCATCAAGCAAGAGCAAACATAGAACGGTACCTTAAGGAATAACCGTTGACAGAGTAAGTAAAAGGTCTTATACTACATACATGAGATAGGGGATTTATAGAAGCAAGCTGACAAGATGTCGACTGTCCTGCAAGACAGCGAACATCAAGTCTTGTTGCAGCAAGAGAGGAGTTCCTGTAACCCGGTTTGGTTCCTAGTTGTTGGTTCGCTGACTTAGGACGCCGTAGTGTTACGTTACCTTTTAGCTTGTTTCTATAAATTTCTGATTACGCCTTTGAAATGGGGATGCATTGAATGTGATTTTGTCATCGGGTCCTGCAAGCATGCCTTCGTGACCATTTAATGTTCGGTTCAAGACCGAAACAAAGGCAGCTAAATAAAGTCTATACCGAAAGGTGTATAGTCGCGTCCCACCCAAGAAGCACAGACCTAAAATTGCGGGCATGTTAGTGGAAGGCTAACAACACACAACTGATGAGTCGGTAACGGCGAAACGTCTGAAGCTTGTAGGATTGTTCGGGACACCAGTGTGAATGGTTGATTCTCGCTTCGGACGTATTGTGTTAGGAACAATGGCACCGGTATACTGCACAAACCCTCTCTGCACATTCTATAAACCAGTGGTAGGATGTAACAGATGGGACTAGAAATAAGGGCTAAAGGTAACTATGCGGACTATCCATCTGCCAAGGGGATATATTCAAAGGATGCTAAACGATAACTTAATTAGATGAAAAGGACCTATAGGTCCGAGCCACTTCCGGGCATTTGAAAGAAACAAAGACGGAATGCAATATAATGTTAGAAAATATAGATGAGAACAGTCTCTGAGAACACTGGAGGGAAATCCGAAAGGATGGAACATTGAAGGTGCAGAGGCGGAGAGTGATGCCAACCTGCTTGGTATTATTAACGGTCAAAACGGTAAAGCCTGCCTGAATTGGAACTCCCAATAGGTGGGCTTTTCTCTATCCTGTTGACTCTGCCCTATCTTGTGCTATAATAAACACATGACACAAGAACAACTGACAAAGCTAACAACTGATGAGCAAATATCTTATTGGATCGGGAGACTTCTTATTGCAATCGGTAAGGGCGATCTTCGTAGTGAAGTCTACTTTATGATGGACTTCTATCAACGTATCGCGTATGAACGTGGTGTTAATTCAACCAAGGGGCAATAATGGGATTTCGCACTGTAGTCGTTCTATCCAACGATCAATCCCACGAATGGGAAAATGATCCCGAACTTGGCAAGAAGATTTTCTATGCTGCTTCAGCTGGTGATCGTTTGCCTCTCCAATATGGGCAGGTTGTCGAATGTGTCCATGCTGATCTCCAAACGCTTGCCGTATTCGATGGCTACGCCGGCAAGCCAGTTGCCTATACGCACTGGAATCGTGGACAGTCAGATGAAGTTCGCAATCTTGCTCTGCTGAAAGATTTGGCTGAGAAGATGGGCTATCGTGTCTCTAAGAAACCTACAAAGGAAACAAAATGAAAATTCGTCTCATCGCATTGTTGATTGGTGCTGCTGCATTATTGTCTGCTTGTGGCAACGACAAAATTATCGATGGTGTGAAATATAATGTCTATGGCATCGCTAATATGGAATCGCAGAAGGATCCGAATGTGCTGTACGAAATCAGCGCAAGCTCGGTCATCTGGGGTATCATCCTCTGCGAAACGATTGTTGTCCCTGTCTACATCATCGGATGGGATCTGTGGCAACCTGTTCGTAAGCGGTAATGAAACAAATTACCTGCTGGTATCGGTTGGATGAGAGGGGTAGCCTCGAGTTCAACCATATCGAGGATGGTCGCCTGCCGCGAACAGCAACACAACCTACTCCTAAAACAGAAGAGCACAAGAAGACTTGGGCATCTGGTGTATGGGTGCCGTTCAACGCTTTTCTGACAGATGATTATAAGGTTGTATAGGTTGACAGTCTTGACAATCTGCCATACAATACAGACTCATTTAACAATTACCTAACAAAGGAAATTCTATGTCAAATCTTATCAAGCTGGCTCTGTTCGTTGCATTCGTTTGTTTCGCGCTTCTTGCCGGGCCCTGGTGTTTCATCTGGGGTGTCAATACGCTCGTGGCTGCTGGTGGTGTCACTACCTTCTTCATCCCGTTCACCTTCTGGACTTGGCTTGCTGCTGTCATCTGTGGTGGTCTGGCAATACTTCCACGTGTTCGCCGTAGCTAATGAGTGATCGTTCATTCGCAATCAGGATTGGACCTCCGGGTTCAATGCCTGACAGGATCAGTGTCATTAAGTCCATTCGGATGCTGACTGGGCTGGGTTTGAAGGAAGCGAAGGATGCTTCTGAACGGCAAGGCGAGCAGCATTTCAATATCCACATGAACAATTTTGTATCATACGGTAATCCGGATGGTGAGATTGAAAATCAGTTCCGCATTCTCCGGAATGGTGGTGTTGAAGTTGGTGATTCTGTGCATCACATTCTCCAATCCTTGCGGGATCTGGGTGCTGATGCGTTGAAACAAGGTGAAGACGAACTCGCAAGTGAAATCCTGCAGCTGGTGTTGGCAGAAAAGCTGCGTCGTAAGCCGTGAAACGTAATCCAACTACTCAACGCCTTATTGAGAATATAAGGAGTAGTCGGAAACTTCGTTTCCTTGTCGTTCAAGTTGTCGGCCGGCCTGGTGGAGTAGGTGCTCGAAGAGTTCGAAAGTTTGCGAAGTCATTCTATCGGAAATTGGTCGACCAGAAGTGACTTCTTTGCTATAATACATACATCGCAACAAGGAGTTACAAATGAGCCGCACTAAAGCAATCAATGATTACTGTAAGGGTTGTATCTACGACCAAAAGGCACCTGGCACCTGGCGTGAACAGGTAGAAGCCTGCACCAGCGAAGGTCGTTGTGCGCTTTGGCCTTATCGTCCCGTATCTGTTTCAACTGTGAATGGCAATCGCAAGGGCAAGATTGCTGAAGGTCTTGATATCGATGCATTGGTTGACGGGCTGGATGATGAAGATGTCGCTAATGACGTAGTGGAAGATAAGGTGGCAGCGTGACAACCAAGAAGCAAGCATTGAATAATGCTGTCTACCAGATAAATGAAACTCTGGGTCGTCCTACACAGATGTTTGCATCCAAAGTGGGTGAGCCAACCCGGTTCAACATTGGACATCTGAATATAGATAAGAATGCAACTGGTTATCAGTTGGAAGAACAACTATCCGAAGGCGGCGGCACCCAGAGTTTGACAGGTCGACTGAATGCTGCCCAAATGATATTTGTATTGAGTGGTATGATCTTGGCACTTTCGATCAAGGATAAAAATGTCTCTACTCGGTAAGACAATACAACTCAAAGGTCTTTCTCAAAAGGGAAAGAACAGGGTGCGCGAGCACGGAACGCAGTGGACAGTATTGGCTGAAACTGACGTTGTGCTCTTTGCGCCCGGTAAACACGGCCCCTGGCTCTTTGTTGCGCCAATTGGTCGAGATCAGAATGACAAAGCTTCGCGGTGGGTCCGCTCCACTGATGATACAGACTTTATCGTAATTAGCTGAATGGTTGACTTCATTCACTAATTAGCTTACAATAGCGGCAAGACGGAGGAAATAGTTCTTCCGACTTGTTTACACACTACACACAAATGGAGTATTTTATGACTAAGAACGCTACTGCTACCGAAACCACTGTTGCTACTGCACCTGCCACTCCGGCAGTTCCGAAGGCACCTTCCAAGAAGTCCCTTGCACTGGCCATCTTCCAAGCCAAGATGGTTGAACGCACCCAAGGCCTGTTCGCTTCGAATAAAGAATTTCGGGCCGCTGTCTTGACTGGTATCCAAACCGATCTGGGCGTGTCCACTGCATCTGCTGCAACGATGTACAATGCAGCCAAGAAGGATGCTGAAGCTGCTGGCACCGTTACGCTCGGCCGTGACCCGAAAGCTGTCAAGGTTGCTGGCACTGGAAAACGCGGCCGCCCCGCTGGTTCGCATAACAAGGCAAAGGAAGTGGTCCCTGAAGCACCGGCAGAAGCTGCTGTTGCAGAGCCGGTTGCTGCTGACGCTGCTGCCTAAGCAGGCCAATGCACACAGAGACATAGGGACTACGGTCCCTATCCTTTTAAGTCAAACACCTTTTGACTAAACTGATTTAATCTTGTATAATAAACGCTTAACTACACAGAAAGACACTATGTCCTATACACCCACTGGTTATCCCGCAGGTCGTCCACGCACTGGCGAAATTCGCCCAATCACTGCCAAAATGTTGGCTGCTGCTGCCACCCGTGCTCGGGAAAAGAAAGCACTTGGCAAGACGTTCTATAACGCTATCAAGGCCGCACAGAGCAGGGAATATTACCATTCCAACCTCGATACGGTTCGTGCTACTGCACGCCGTAAGTATTATCGCAACAAAGCAATCAAAGAAGCGCAAGGCTTGATTACGATTGGTTAAACCAATCACCGGTTGACCCGAATCTCCTATGCTGCTACAATAAGCACATAGGAGATTCTTATGAAGCGCGGTGAATCACTAAGAAATCTTAAACCATTCGGGAAAGTTATTATTTCTTATTCTGGCAGAGACACACGAAACACATACACCAAAGTGTTTAGCAGCATGTTGTCCTGATTCAAATATGATTCCATCACATGACATAGGTTGATATTTTCCTTTAGAGATAAGAGCTTTTCGTTCCTGAGATACTGGTCCGGTTTTCTTACCTTTCTTTGCTCTCGAACATGCAGCACCATTGTTTTTAGACACTCCGATTTGTCTGTCGGATATCTGCTTTTTTTGCTCTGTGTTCCACTTTGATTTTCCAGTAGAAGATTTTCTTATCTTCTCTTTGGTGATTTCTGATCGTGGACCTGCACCGCCCTTTGAGTTTAATTTCTGATTAAAGTATCTAACATTCAACTCTTCGGGTCTGATTAAACCAAGCCAGGCCTGTTCTCTTTCCCAAATATGTAAAACACTACCATTTACATATTCAATAATTCGTCTCTTAAAGTCGGAGGGTCGACTCTTGTAGTGAGCAGTAAACCTTCTTCCAGATCCCGTATATCCATCATCAACCCTACCTTTATGGGAACCAAGATAGAACATACGGCGTTTTCTATCAAACCATAAATAAATAAACCCGGTATATTCCTGTTGACTAATGTGCGATAACATAGTATTATTTAGTTATAAAGGCTATTACTATGAAAAAAGGTGAATCACTAAACAAGATGCTGGTGCTCGTCGCTACCAAATTTGATGGTAAGTTTGATCGTGGTGGCGTTCCGTATACCCTCCACTGCCTAAAGGTGATGCACTATCTTCGCAGCTCAGACGAGGATCGTCAATGCATCGCATTGGGACACGACCTGGTTGAAGATACCGACGTAACCTATCACGATCTCCGCGAGATGGGATTCAACGAGCGTATCATCGAAGGCATCCGTGCTATGACAAAGGTGCCGGGTGAAACCAATGATGAATATATGGCACGCATTATGGCCAACCCGGATGCTATCCACGTGAAGCTTGCTGACTTGCGCCACAATAGCGATATCCGCAGACTCAAGGGTGTCAGTGCAAAGGATGTGGCAAGACTGGAAAAATATCATAGGATGTATCTTGTGTTGAAAACTTTAGTCTAAAGGAAGTTTTTCAAATCCCAATTCTTCCCATGAAGATCTTTTTAGATTTTCTAAATTAAATAATTTTAATTTATCATCTGTCGGTTTTCTCTTAAGATTTATGAATATGTTTTTAATCTTCTGAGCTGGTATTCCTGTAGCAATTTCGAAATCTTTGTATGAACGAAAATCACCTAGTGGCGTCTTTAATCTAAAACTCATCTTACTGATTGAAACATTTAATTTTCCTTCTACTGAAAATTTTAACATAGGTTTTCGATCAACCGATATATCAATCGAACCACATCCCGATTCTCTATGATATTGTATTAGGTGATTGATTAAGACTTCTTGCCTGCAAAATATACAACAACATTTAGGTCTATCTTTAGTTGATATTGACATTAGATGCTTAGATCTTTCAGTATGAATTTTTCCAAGCATGGGGCCCGATCGATGAGACAAATCGGCATTCTTGAGTCCTTCCGAAATTTTTCTCCTATGCTCTTTGGTTTTAGGTGCATGAAATTTTGATGTGTCTTTTCTCGGTTTCCTTAACTTTTGTTTATGTTCTTCTGTCTTAGGTTGTTTCCTGCCCTTAACTGATCCACCGGTGGCCCATTTCTTTTGATTGTAATACCTGACATGCAGTTCTTCATCTTTAATAAGATTAAGCCATGCCTGTTCTCTTGCTAAGAGGCTTTTATAATCCCCGAAAGTATATTCTATAATTCTTCGTTTGAATGAATTTGGCCGTATGTTATATGCCCGCATAAATCTTATACCCGAACCAATGTATCCGTCCTCTATGGTCCCTGCGTGTGATCCAAGGTAGAACATTTTCTTTTCTGAGTCAAACCAGAGATAGACAAAACCTGTATATTGTTGCATAATGTATTTATCTAAAGTTAAAATTAAAGGAGTTGGTATGACATTCAAAGTTTATACAAGGGCCACACACTTCCAGATGGATGGAAGGCTGAAGCGCCACAATGATAAAACACAACAGCGTAGAGCATTCGAGTATTGTGAATATCTAAACAAAGGTATTGTGGTGCAACCACCCATTGGAACATGATAGCCTATAAGTTATTCAAACAACGGAAGGATGGGTCGCTGGGGCCGCTCTTTATCAATGCTCGCCTGCGTGTGGAGATTGGAAGGAAGTATATGGCAGAGAACCATCCGACCAACGGGTATAAGGTTCGACCAGGGTGGCATTGCTGCGCTGAGCCACTTGCTCCACACCTGTCAAAGAAGGGTCGAGTTTGGTGTAAGGTGGAAGTTAAAGGTTGTACAAAGCACATTCGCCCAGAAAGTCAGGGCGGACTTTGGTACACAGCCAATAGCTTAAAAGTTTTGGAAGTGCTATAATAGCACAAAGGAGAACGTTATGAAAGATAAAGAAGAAAATAATCTATACACCATCAGTTGGTCACAACGGATGATGTCCTCACCGTGTTCAACTTGGACCGATCCTG